CGTGATGAAAACGAATTACCTTATCGTAGACTTGAGCATAGGTATGCGCGCCTTGCGGTAGGACAAACTCTACGCGCCTTTCATCAGAAAACTCTCGCGCTAGGAAATGGTAAAGAAGCCATTCAATCGAATTAGCTTCGCGCGTGCTCGGTCGAGTCTTATGAGTAAGCCTACCGTGGTTACCGCTGTTACAGATAACCTTGAGAGTCTCTGTATCGGTATGCTTAAGAATGTATCTAATGCCGTCCGCAATCCAACCATGCAGCGTAGCAATCGCGTGTACTGGAGAGCACTCATTAGCCTCTAGATTCTCTTCTCGAAGATAACCTGTAATTAGATCTCCACCAAGCCAGAGAATTCCATCACGAAGCTTAAACTTCGGTTTGTGATAATTGACAAGCCACGAGACTCCAGCAAAATATCTCTCTACTCGATGTCGGGCGATCGCAAGATTATACGAATTAACTCCATTAACAGTGCCAGGTTGGACACTCTCTTCTATGTGCCAATCGCTAGCCAACGAAACCCAAGCGGCTTCGCGGAGTCCACTTTTAATTTCTCGCGGACGAATCGGCCTAACATAATCTTTGGCTTTATCAACCTTGATTGCTGTGTTAAGCTCGAATTTACATTGCTCTAACGCTTTAAGAGCTTCTGCTAGTCGAGATTTAAGCGAGAAATTATCTTGCTTTAACTTTCTCTCTGCGATGTCTCTTGCGAGAGCCTGAGCCTCTTTATTGGCTTTGGGCATACGTCGAATTCGACGCTCGCACGAGGCTAATCCTCTCGCAACTTGCTCTTCTTAGTGGTTCTTTTACGAATCTGAATACGATGCGGAATACTAGCTACGCCTTTAGGCTCTTTAAGTGTCTCGCCGATTAAATCGTCTTTGAGCTTAGCCCGATTCTCATCCCATTCTTTTCGCCAAATCACAACAGCACATCTACAACGCGGATGGAGAGGAGGGCAAACAATGCCACGAAACATTCCATCTAACGGAACTACTAGATCATCATATTCTTTACAATAAGGGCAAGTTCTACCGTCTATTGCTGCATCCCAACGTTTAAAGTACCCCGGATCGTTAGCTTCTAATTCATCCATCCCAATCAGGGCACACTCGTTGTATGCTTTGACTGTTTCGGTAACTACTAGTCTCTCTGCATAGTGTCTATAACGCTTAAAAAGACCTTCAGCTATAAACTCCGCTTTAGCGTGTGGGGAATCAGGTAATCCGCGTGTGTAAACTAAACCAGAGGGTCCGCCAAGTCTTACAAGTCTAGAAGTTAACTGATCTACAGTCTCACCACGAACTACGCCAATCGCCAACTGCTTACGAATATCTTCCCCGACTTGTCCCGCATATCGACTAGCGCTAGTAGCAAATTTCTTGAAGAGTAATTTTTTACCTTCAGCTAAAACAGCCGTAGGCTCGATCGCAATAGGTCTAATAGACCCTTCGAACATTTGACTAAATCGAGTTACCTCGGTGATCAAGTGTTTTGTAGCAAGTCCAGCGGCAAGTGTACCGTTGTGGCGTAAAACGCTTGCTATTGCTTCAGCTACTGGTCCTCGGATATTAGCAAGCGCGCCTCGAATCTGCACGAGTGCGTTTCGATACATCTGAGGAGTAAATCTATCGGCACCTTTACCAAGTGCTGTCCAAGAAGATAAGGCACGACTTAATTCTACCTCTGCCGAGTCTAAAACTTCTGTCAGCTTTCCTAATCCTGAAGTACTTAACTTAGCTACTTCGTGATTGATGTGTTCTAGAAGATCTGTTACAGGGTTCGCCATACATCTTTAGTTTTGTATATGAAATATGGTATACCACTATGATATTCAATTTTATTGACCCAATAATGGAAGTGCCAAAAAAGATCTAATCTATAATTAGAAAAAAGATCTTCTTCATAATCTAAAGGAACCAAATCTAGATTCATTTAAATAAATTCCGAAAATAGATTCTGCAATTACAACAATTACAAGTGTGTGAGTCCATCATGTGAGTATAGCAAGACTTCACATCTAAACATTTAGGAGTTGCGTAATCAACTCTATAACTTTCTGCATTAACTCTAAAATGCCAATAATCTCGACAATTCATGCAAGTTACAGAAGGAGATAAACTATTACCATAATCCCAAGTTGTAGGCTTTTGACAAAGTACTACTCCACCAATGACTTTATGGGAGTCTAAACACTCTTTTGGATCTGGTTTACTTGAGATCATGCTCGCTAAATATTCATAGCGAGACAGAGGAGTAAGATCGGCTCCAATTAGGTCTTGAAGAGGGGTCAAAGTAATTTCCCTTACTTCTTCGGTTTACCTTTTTTCGGCTTGGCCGATTTTTTATCACCAAAAGGTTTAGTTTTTCCGAGAGCCTTAGCCGCTTTTATACCCTGCGGATCATCAGCAGTCGCTTCGGCTGTTGCGGAAGTAGCTTGATGCTGCATAAGTTTCGCGTCAGCTTCGGCTTCAAACGTATCTTGAGTGACGTTAGTATCTAACTCGTTTTGAATCTCTTCAAGATCGTCTTCAGTGACATCCGCGCCAAGTGCAATCTTCGCAACTTTGAATTTAAATAATTTCTGGAATGTCGCACTCGGAATATCTACCGTAGCAAGACCAATCGCATCAAGTACAAGTTGGCTAAGCGTGATATCATCGAAATTATCCATTCCTTTTGCGGAGAATCGATAATTGTCTTTTCGACCTGTCGAGATCGTTAAAAGTAAATCTTCTAAATGCTCTCGAATGAACGTTCCGAGTGCACGAAGAATTACCGCGGCTGCAGCTTGATCGATTGCCTTAGACTCCCCCGAGCGTTGAAGAGCAGCACCAGAGTTATCTACGGACTGAGCCATCGAGTATAATACTCGGTGCATTTCATCCCGAATATTATTTAGATCGGCAATAGCTGTTTGATATGGAGCTACATCAGGAGAGAAATATTCTAACCTATCTTTCTCGGCAAAGACTCGCAAATAGCCTTGGCCATGTTGCTGAGCTACTCTTCCTGCATCTTCGGTTACTGGAGCCTTCGGATCCGGAGTTTGAACATAGAGAATAGGTACGGGGAATAGTGCTTTCAACTGACCCCAGCTGAGAGCGTTACGCTGATTCAGGTGCGCACGAGCCATCGCTTCGAGCTTACCCATGGCCCATAAACCGTCGGGTAAGGCCATGCGGCGAACGGGGACTCGACCGAAACTGTGCTTACCCTGATCTACTAGCTGAGCATCGTCTGTATCAGCCGGACCTGTAGCTTTCTTTTTCTTGTCGTATGTAAGCTCGTAAATGGCCCAATCGTTCTCACGATAATAGCGCCAACGAATTGTTACCATATTGCGCTCGGTATCGATTCCATCGCGCTTGATAATCGTATCCTGAATTAGGACCCATTTAAGCTCTCCATCTTCTTTATCTTCCCAATCGATCACGCACTCAGTATCGATCGGACAAATATAGGCGTTAAGCCCTCCAGCCTTGACTTGCTCAGCTAGATTGGGGTAACCTTCTACCGGAGCTTTAGGCATGTCTACAAGAGCCCAAGCTGTTTGGCATTGCAGCGCTTTAAACATTTGCTCGCGAGCAAATTGGTTGAGGGACATTTTCACTCCCCCAAGCTTTGAGCAATTTTTAACCAGGTCTGCATAGTACGACGGCAGCTCTTGATCAGCTGTATCGGATGCGCCGGCCTGTCCGCCGTCCTCAGTACTCGAAGTAGAATCTTCTAATTCAAAACTAAGAGGCTTGCTCATTAACTCAGCTACAAGCTTGTCAATAATAGACCCTGGATACGGAATATAAAACGCCCGCTTAAGACGTTCCTGATAAACTTTCTCGTCTTCACCTGTGTGCGTAGGCATGCAGAGCTTAAGCAAAGACATATTATTAAGTAGAGTCGGGCCACCTGCATAAAGAGCCTTGCACTTCTGCCAAAACTCCCCCATCCACTTATCATTGCGAGTCTTAAGCACTTTATACTTAATAGTCGGCGGAAACGCGGTTTCGCTAGCCATGTTCTAAGCGATCTCACAAGTAAATTTTTCGTGCAACTTTCATTAAGAGATCCGAGCATTTGTGAAATAGTTTAATTATCTACTTGGCAAGTTAGGAGAGTGGTCGTATATTGCTTATATGAACACGGAAAACAAAAAATACGAAGTCTTCGCGAGCGTGCGTTATGTTCGCACGCGCGAAAATACCTCGAAGTTTCGCGTTGAGTGGGTGACTCGCGGCACTGGTGTTGTGGTCTACTCTTCGAAGGCTTGTGAGCGGCTGGAAGATGCGAAAGCTCTTGCACATAAGTGGCTTGCTCGTAATACGGATCGGTACACTGATACTTCTCGTTATCACGTTTAAGGAGATAGTCATGCCGGCTATTAATCCAGATACCAAAGTCTTTTGGCAAACCTTGGTCGACCGTTTCTCGCGACAAAGGCCAAATCCTGGCAAGGTAGTTACCATTATTCGAGGCAAGAAACTGTTAGGCCAAAAAGCGACAGTTATCCGCCATCAAATCGATAAATTTGATACTTCTACTTATCGTTATGGAAGTGATGCGAGCCATCACATGCGGGACCTGGAAGGAAGATCCGGTTGGGTTTGTCTAATAGAAACCGACGATGGAGATCGTGCCTGGATTAAAGCTAAGTATCTTATGTGTGAGTGGAAATACTCTACTTGGTACGAAGCTCTAGTAGATGCTATTTCTATCGGCCGATAATGGCTAATCCAACTACAAAAGCCAAGAAACGCCAGAAGAAGCGCGTTAAAGAGAGAGAACTTCTTAAAACGAGAAGATTTCGCTTTAGTGTGTTTGCTGACCTGACTCCGCTAGACACAGATGAAACAGTTAAATTTTTTATGGAGCCAAACAAATGGACAAGCTCATCCCTGTAAAGGCTACCGATTTCCCGTTTACTGTGATACTAACGTATCAGTCTGATTCAGGTCCAAGTGAGACAGAAGCACACTTTTTCGAGAGTCATTCTAAAGCTCTCTTCTTTGCTGCCGATAAACTTCGAGGCAAACATCCGGGATATTCTCTATGTGTTTATGTAGGCCGTGCCATGTGGCAAGGTCAGAGTAATCAACGATAGAAGGAAAAAGACAATGAAGACCCCTAAGAATGCTGCTACTCTGTTCGAATCTGTGAATAACGATCTACACGCTATTTACATGCTCGGTTACGATTGTGGTTACCAAGCCGCGCTCGACGAGCTTAAGGTGCGTCTAGTGACTGGTCTTAACGTTGCTGTGAAGGCAACCAAGCCGAAGCGTAAGACCAAGCGTTAATGTGGATTGAAGATCTAACTCCTCTAGATCTTCTAGAGGTTACATCTGAGCAATGGTATAAAATTGCTTGTAAAGAATACGAAGATCTTCAATTTGATTTTGATAAAATGTGCAGAAACAATCAAGCATCCTTAACAATCCAACGCTGTGTTCGTCCAAAAAACCATCTAGGTCCGCACGTATGTGGAGGAAATAGATTTTCTTATACTGCTTTACAGATTTGGACTTAAAAAGTGTGATTACAATCTAAACATTTTATGCCCGGACCAAGTCCAGAAATAAATTTGTGTTAAATCTGGACTTTGACACTTAGGACATCTAAGTCTAATCGGCTCGGTTTCTCTTGTGTTTAATTCTTGTTGAGGAATTCTATCACAATCATTTGGACAATAGAGAGATTGAGCTAAGGCTTTCATCTCTGCACCACAATGTGGGCATTTCTCTCTTTTATAATCACCAAAAGTCATATGCTTGATTTGTCATTTCTAGATATAAAGGAAAAATTTCTTACAACTAGTAGTTTTTATGTTTATGCTTTACACACTAAGTGTAGAGGTATAATTAGATATGTTAATCAGCCTAACTTTGCTTCAGACAATTGGTGTTGGAGTTGTCACGAATTAGTTAAAATTGAAGATTTAACCGAACGGTAATCCAGACCTTATAGCCTTAGGCTCTTTGTACACTACATTCGGAACAATCATTTGCGCGCAATTGTACGCATGTGCTAGTGCGTCTACTTGATCGTCCTTTGCATCTTTCACACCAGTAAACTTTTCTACTTCTGCTAAGAAATCGTTTACCCAGGCTTCGCTTTGAGGGATACGAATTCTTCCATCGTTCCATGCGGCGCTTGCTGGTAGAGCACGAGTAAATTTATCTCCGAGCGCTGGTGCATCGATTACGTGCAAGCGCTTGTCGAGGTTTCGAAGCATCTGAGGGACTGCTTTAAACCCTCCTACAGCTTCGCATGCGATCGGTGCTCCCCATTTGATAGCTAGATCCCGAAGTCTAGCTACAAACTTTGGAATCTCTACTTGCTCTCGATAGACTTCAAGAATATCGCCTCTAAAATCTAAAGTATTAAATTCTCCAGTGACAGCCATTACTACGGCTACACTGTAATCAGCACTGGTTTTCTCTGTAGCAGCCGGATCCGCTCCGATAATAATCTTATACGGCACATCCGGATCCGCGATCATAGGAAATTCGTATCGCGAGGGAGATTTAAATAATCTTCCACCTTTTGGCCTGGGTTGGCCTTGATATAAACTAGCCCAATCGTATTCTCCTACGAGCCGACGCTTTTTCTTAAGCTCCGACATTGGCCATCGACTAGGCCAAAGAGATTTTTCCTGTTTAGTGATTGGATCTTCATATACTGCAGGCATATGAATACCGATCCAATCAATATCTTCTTCTTCACGAATCTGCTTACAAAACTCTTGTTGGATTCGTCCAATTAGATCATCGTCGTGCCAACGAGTAGCGTTTACTAGAACGCTCCCTCCTGGCTCGATACGAGACAGAGCAGTAGAAGTAAACCAATCCCATTGTTTTTGACGAATAACAATGGACTCAGCTTCTTCACGATTTTTAAGAGCATCGTCTATAATTAACCAGTGACAACCTCTACCAGTAATCGGGCCACCGATTGATGTTGCAATAACTCGTCCGCCCGCTTCTGTCCACCACTCTTGGACTCCGCTTGCACCTCGTTTGAGCTTGATTCCTACTTTCTCGGCAAGCTCTCGCATCTTACGAGACTTCTGATAAGCTAAATGTGCTTCGTAGGTACAATAAGCAATCTCTGTAGTAGGGTCTTGCATAAGACGCCAAACTACAGAGTGTAATATGCTCTCAGTCTTGCTGAAACGCGGCGGAACCGAGCACCACGCATAGACAGGCTCAAACTGCATGCGTGCAATTACTTCCAGAAGCGACCTGAGATGCTTAGGCTTCTCATACTTCGGAGACATAAGAGGAATCCAATCGAGGATTGAATCCGCTCCTGCAAGCGCTTCAAGCGTTTTCCAAAGGTCTATCTCTTTGGAGCTAAGCGATTTAGAATTTAGGGCCACAGAGAGATA